CAGCCATATTTAAGCGATCCGTATAAGGGCGTTAGAAGCATCTGCCGCTGGCATAACAATCTTAAAGTCGCCGTTAGTAGAAGCTTTGTCCGCACCGAAGTCTAAAACAACCACAGTGTTTGTAGTGTTTGAACCAGAGCCTTCAGTACTGTTATAGACCAACGCGCCACGAGCCGTGATGGTGGCTGAAGTAAACGTCAAGTCCACGAAATCAGTAAAAGCCGTGGTTCCACCTGTTGTTGGGTTAACTCGTGTAAGATTGCCACCCCCAGCAGAGTACGAGCCAGAGTTACTAACTTCGTTGCCAGTAGTATAACCCGTAGTTGCCGCGTTAAACGAAGCACTGTTGGTATAAAGAGCTAACTTAAAAGTATCACCCCCAGAGTTTAAGAAATTATGACCACCTTCAAGAAGTTCTTTCTTGAAAGAAGTACACATAAAGTTTCCGCTGAAAGCCATTTTAAAGTCTCCTTATAAGTTCAGCAAGTTGTGGATGCCCTGCATCTATAAGGGCGTTATACACAGTTGTACGGTCACTGCGAATAGATTGTCGCATATAATAGGCTACAGTGCGTTCCATTTGTGTTCTGAAAGCTTTCGCTTGGTCTCGTATAGCAGGGTGCGCTGTGTCAGAAACACTTATTAACTGCTTTACACAATCTATCGAAAGTTCTTCTGGAGTGAAACCACGGTTATGAGTTGTTTCAACTCCTACCAGCGGCGTGTCTTTTGGAACATTTACTTTAAGTTCAAACATCTACATCTCCAACCTTGGTTCACTACGGTAGCTGTCTCTCTTTAGTCTACCTTCCCCAAGAATAGTAAGGCGTTTCAACGCTTCTTGATACTTGGCTTCATATTGAGCGAGCAAATCAGCATCGCCCTTCATAAATATATAGGCTTCTACAAGAGACCCATACAGCAAAGCAACCTCGGCGTTATCACCCAGCCAAGATGTGGCTGAAGTAACTATAGAAGGTGGATCATAGTAATAGTGCAATTGAACTTCATAGGCAGCATCAGGGGTTGGGCCTAGTATGAAGTTACCTGAAGAGTTTGTTGCCGTGAAGTCTCCATCAAACTCAGCGTAGTATTTAGGCTGCGCATAACTAGCCTTAGAAGGGTAAGCTTCTCTGACGAAGTTAACATCCTTGTTAAGAAGAAAGTGATAATCCCCAGAACTATCTATGACTGCCATAGAAAATGGTGCCAAGAAGTCTGACGGCCTAGCTACAAACCTAACACTTTGTGTTACATTAGCTGTAACATTCTTGCGAAGCTCAGGGATTAACACACTACGGTGTATCTTCTCTTCAGTCTGACGGACAAACGTAGGAATTTCAGCAACAAAAGCTGTCTCATCATTCTCTGTGTAGGTCTTTATAGCGTTAGTTAACTCTGTATAGTTCATTCCTCATCCTCACTATAAAGATTATCGAAGATACGATTCACATCTAGAGTATAGTCTAAATCAGATTTTGAATAGTGAATATGTTGAGATGGTTTAAAGTCTGGTGCGCCTGATCCTGTTTCAAACCAAGCTGGATGTGTAACACGTACCCTATTATTGGGAAGTGCCACTATGTTACCTGTCCAATCTCCAGCATCAAGAAGCTGTAGGACATGCGCCTGCTTGTGTTGTGCAGGGTCATCTGCAACATCAGTGTCGGTGTAGTCCACAGTAAACAGATAGTTTGCGGCGAACATATCGCCACCTATCTTAGCCATCCAAGGACATGGCGTTGCCCTGTCAAGCTTGTATACGGCGTGTGTATGTGAGGGACAGTCCCAAGGCTGTGCATCGTGTACTGCCATAGGAGAAGGCCACTCAGAGAGCGGCTCATCGGCTACTAGGGCTGTTATAGGCATCCTAGCCCACATAGCTCCACCGTGTACGTTGTCCTGACCCTCTTCGTCTGCCTCAGACCCAGTAAAGATTAACTGAAAACTGAGACACCTGTTAGGCATAGTTGTGACCGCAATAGCCATAGCATGTAGGAACTCGCCATGATAACGCTCATGGTTACAAGTGTATTCACGGCGAACCCAACACTTAAAATGCGGTATGTTACTTTGTAAATATGCCATTAGTTCAATTGAGCTTTATCCGTTACGAGTAAATTTTTGCGGTCTAGCTGCACCGCTACCGCGAGCAACCCCACCTTTAGCCATGCCCTTTTTCTTCATAGAGCCGCCCATACCTTTTTTGACAACGCCTCCTTTAGCCATGCCCTTCTTTTTAACGGCACCACCTTTTTTCATTTTACCTTTTCCATCAGCGGCAAAAGCTGGAACACTCCTGCCTCCTTTGGTGACCATTGGCAGTTTGCCGCCTTTAGCCATACCTTTTTTCTTCATCTTGCCGCCTTTAGCCATACCTTTTTTCTTCATCTTGCCGCCGCCCATCTTCTTAGCTGCGCCACCTTTTTTCATAGCAACAGGCTTCTTCATCGCTCCGCCTTTTGCATAACCTTTTTTCTTCATAGCCATTTTAGTCTCCTACGTTGTGTTAGACGATTGTTATGTTACCAACCATACTGCTATGATTGGTGCATTGATACACTAAAGATGTATCGCTTGGTTCGTGAGGAACAATGAACTGTGTCAGCCCATTAGTTGAGTTGTAGTTATTTGTAACACCTGTTGTAAACGCAGACCCACCATTAGATGTTCTGATCTGCAAGGGGTGGCTACTCACATTAGCCGAGTTATTTAAAAGATACGTGTGGCCTTTGTAAAAAGTAAAATTGGGATTGTTTCCAGATGTGGCACCGGGGCCAGTAAATGTATAAGCAGATGATCCATTTGTACCAGCGGTATACTTTGTAACGGGTCCAGTTGTTTCGTCGTTTAGTCGGACCCATGCACCGCCATGCGCGAAGTATAAACCTCCAGTTGCATGAACGTGAGCCACTGCGCCATGATATGACCCAGCACTGGGTAAGTCGCTTAAATTGGCATAGTAGAATACAATCTTATTTGCGCCAGAGCTTACATTTATAAGGCCATTACCGTCTATAATATCAGTAAGAGTTGATCCGTTGCCCAAAGCAGCGTAAATTTCTGTAAAGTTTGCATTTATTTTTGTAGCACCAGTGCGCAGTGTGTCGCCTGCGCCATCATTTGGACTGCTGCCAACGCCTACTGTCTGTAAAGTCATGTTCTATCCTTCATCAAAAGTATCTGCTGTAGAATCTAATGTGGTCGAAGTACTATCAAAACTTGGTGCTGTTGTACTAGGATTAATTGTAACAGAACCAACCTGACCGATGCCAGCAGAACCAGTCACACTTTGACTCTCTCTAATCGTTACCGTAACCCTGCCCACAGAACCCTTCAAGAACGTGGATGGATTACCAACAGGGTTAAATCCAAATAAGGCCCTACTTTCTAACAAAGAAGTATCTGGTCGTGGGTTACGCAAAGATTGAGGGTCATTAATCTTTAAACGCCCAAGAAAGTTTTGAGGCTGATCTGGGTCTTTAATGTCCCTGCCAACAAGAAAACCAGTCTTAACTCCGTTGTTATACTCAGGCACAAGATCATTAAGAGGGTAACGAAACCCTGTCCTATCGCAAAACCCGAAGGCGTATCTTGCTCTTGAATAAGCCATTAGCCACCCGTCATAAACGTGTCAAAAGGTACGAACTGAATTGATGCTGTTTCTTCGTCTTCACCCGCCGCGAGTTGGAACTGGAACTCATACTCTTGCTTTAAAAGTGGGACTCTATTAGAAGCCTCTGTTCGCTTCATGGCTAAGTAATACGCCATCCCAGCAACGAGGCATGGGACGAACCTCGGTGGGACAGAAGATACATTTCCACCAATACCTGATGAGAGACCGTCAATACCTTTCAGCCTAAAGTACGATAAAGTGTACGGCGTTGTCGCATCAGGGACAGGCCACAAGGTTATTTTTGTTTCGGTCGGGAGCCTTTGGACGTAGATTTGGGTCGGCCTACCTTGCGTTTTTTTGTTAGTTTGCTGGGCGTAGGTGGAGACACTCGACCTTGAGAGGGCGGTATCGGTTTGATTTGTACCTGTACCTGTTCGGATTTGGTGTTCGATGATGTCAATAGTGTCCGAAGGTAACGAATAAGTTTCTGTGCCAGCCGTAATGGATAAAGTGCCAGCTTCGATAGTGAAGAGATTAAGGCCACGGTTTTGCCACTCCAATGTTAAAAGGTTAAGGCTCCTTCGAGCCGTTTTTAAATCATAGCCAGAACGCATCTCAAGGCCAGCACGTTCGTATGCTTCCTCAAATAGTTCTGGTAGGTCTGGTGTTACTACTGCCATGATCTACTTCCTATACTTCGCCGTCTTCTTAGCAATCTTCTTTGGCTGCTTTGCAACCTGCTTGCCTTTTTTAGTCGCTTCGCGCTTATTCTTCGTAGTAGCGGCGTATTCTTTAGCCGTCAAATTCTTGATAGCATTCTTAGGAAGGTATCGCTCCCCTGTAGCCTTTTTCCCCTGCGTAGACGGCTTACCAGACTTTGTTCGCCACTCCTGCTTAGTCCAGTTTTTAAGACTTTTTTGGCTTTTTGCTAAGGTTGACATTTGCTATTTGTATCCCCCTCCAGCTTTCTTATACGCCTTGGCTAACATCTGAGCTTTTCTAGCAGACCATTGGCCCGGTGCGCCGCCTTTACCACCTGCTTTTATTCGATTAAATATCTTCTTGCGCTTTGTTGGTTGTGTATAGTTACCTGCCTCGTTGACACGGCTTTTAGATTTCTTCTTTGTCTTGCCACCTTTGCCAAAACGAATAATATCTAAGTCCTTGGTATCGTCACCAGTTGAGACACGATTGCCAACAAGTTGACTGCCCATCTGAGATCGAGACATCGCCATTACACCATACGACCTTTTGTCTTACCTCGAACACAGAGGCCATCACCTCGGCTCAATTTTCCCCCAGCAGCTTTTTTGGAGATCTTTTTCTCCAGCAAATTATACGCCGATAGCTGATTGCCTTTAAAGTTTTTGCGTTCCTTTAACGGCATACTCCCCCTAAAATCTCTGTCTACATTAGCTCTTCCGCCACCTTCCTCAAACATGCCCATGTCTTCAAGGGACTTTTGATACTTACGATCTTCTTTCCTGTCACGACGATTCATCAAGGCTACAGTCAATGCTCTGATAGGAGTTACCCCACCTTGATCTGTCATTGATCTGTCTACTTTACGGTTTTTAGGACGTTTTGCCATTTAACATTTCCACCTTTGCCATTACAGAAACCTATCAGCTATAGAAGCTGCAATAATTAAAGCAGCTATGCCCCAAAGACGCATGTCCAAGCGAGCAAGTTGTTTCTCTATATTCTCAAACCGTCTGTTTGATTCTTCTTCATGCCTTTCAAGCAAAGCAAGAACTCCTTCAACCTTCATTAGCACTTCCACCTTTTCCTAGCTTGACGCAACCTAGAGTTCGGGTCTTTAGCTGCTTTCGGAAAGCTCTTCATCTGACCAGCAGACCGGGCGCAGTAGGACTTACGCCGCTTGGCGGCTGCACTACCTTTCTTTACTGTACCCGTAACGGCTGTCTTCAACTTAGAGCCGGGATTGTCTTTCTTGTACTTAGCTACACCTTTCTTGGTCATACCCGCCCCAGACTTAGTAGGGCGTTTATGACCACCTTTTATAGTGTGGCCTTTCATAGTGCCTTTTTTCTTTTCAGCCATAACTCACTCTATGAGTAGGGTCATCGTATTACCCGTGCCAGTGAAGGCAGAAACAAAACAACCATTAGCAGCGAGTATACCATCATTTGGTATGTACACGTCATTCCACCCCACAGGTAATGTTAGCTGGAGTATAATTTCACCTGTGGCGCTACCACTACGGATAGTAAACGCGGCGGCAGCAGCGGCGTTTATTAGAACTCCCTGCAACCTACCTCGTGATGGGCCTACAAGTGCAGCATTGTCGCTTGCTGCAAAGTTAAAAGCTCTTACTTCTTGACCAGCCATGTCAATCTCCCTTACGGTTGTACTGCGACGTTAGCTGCTTGCACGTACTGGACTTCAAGAATACCTACGCCATTACCTGTATTTGTACTTAAAAAGCGAATCCGTTTGTCAGTTGTACCGACGTTAGTCCAGTTAGCTACTCGCCCTGCGTCTGCGCCACTGGCGATACTTATGACACCTAAAGTACCTCCCGCTACGCCACCTGCTGCGGTAAGAGCTGCTGCGGTTACGACTGCACCGTCATCAAATCCAACACCACCTGTTGTGGCAGCGCCACTCCAAGCAGTTGCAACATATAATCTTATCGCTAGGATTATGCTGGAAGCAGGGATTATGATGGTTGTAGCAGGGTTTTGTGCGGCAATAGTTAAAGCTTGAGTTATAGCTGCACGTTGGTGCAGAACAACTTGACCGACGTTAGCAATGTTAGTGCCTACGATAGTACCTGTTGTATCTTTAATTGTGCCTGACCGAATTGGTCCTGAAAAAGTTGTAGTACCCATGATGATCTCCTGTCGTGGGTTGTGTCAGCCACACCATGTAGCTGTCAGGGATAACAAAAGTATACACATGTTTTTTTAAAAAGAAAGGGGCTACCGAAGCAGCCCCCTCTAAAAGTTCAATTGAACTTATGCGCCAGGTGAACCGTACATACCTAGTGGGTCGGATACGCCGAAAGAATAACGCTCACGCGCTTTGTAGCGCACGTTACCTGTATCGAAATCACCGTCCATAGATGTCTGCATAGCAGTACGGATGAAGTGCTTCATGCCGTTTGGAACATCTGTAGTTAGGAAGAAGGCGTCTGCATCAGTCAGGTAGTGATTGACACGGTAGCCTTCAGGGATCGAACCATTGCTGCTGATAGCATTAATGTCGTTATCCGCTGTACCTACACGTAGGTCAGTCTGGAGCAAACGAGTTGCAACAAACATCAGCGCAGGTGGAACGATAAGCTTGCGTGGACGCGCAGCAATCAACAAGTCACGTTCATCAGTGAACGCAGCAATGTCAATAACTGCTTGCTCAAGCGAAGTCTCATTCAAGTCAGCAGCGGCTACTGGACGGTTAGCGTTATTACCGCCAGCCACAGTACCGTGTGTTGTTGAGAACAATGTGGTGCCATCACCTGAGTTAAAGGTGGTGAAGCCTGTGTTCAGCAACGAAGCTGCCTTAACCTGCTTAGTGTACGCCATGGCGCGAGCCAAAGCTTTAGTGTAACGTGCAGACAATGAATCGTACAAGTTATCTTCCATTGCTTCTTCAGTAATGGAGAAACCCATGCCAACCGTTTCATGGTTGTAACGAGCTGTGAACGACTCTTGAGCATTATCATAAGAAATGGCAGAACCTTCAGCTTTCACTGGGGCTGCGCCAAATCCTGATAATTTTACTTCTTCCTCAAAACTACGTTCTGAGTTTTCAGTCTCATAGATTTCTGCATGTTCGTTTTCGTACTTGCCATACTCAAGCCCGAAGAGAGCGTTGAGACCCGGCAATAGCTCTTTAAGGAGCTGGGCGCGTGAAATAGCCATTATTTAACCTCCTTAAATACCTATGTTGTTAGTCATGCTATGAGCTGTTGGGTTAAATTTAACCAACAAGTCAGGGAAAGCATCACTGATTGGGGACACTGCGGAAACAATACGGAAAGCTGCCGCTGCGGTTTGACTTGTTGCATCTACCGCAGAAGTTGAATTTCCTGTAATAGTGGAACCCGTAGCGGTAGACTGAACCGCCGCGAAGAAAGTATTCGCACCAATGTCAGACTGGTCCATAGCACCATCCGCTTGTACTTGGAAAAGTACATTTGGATCATCAACAACGTATGCTTTTATAGCATCGCCATTAGATGTACCCGTTGGGTAGAATTGTGCCTGAACTAACTGACCTGATGAGTTGACATACTCACAACCAACAAACACACCGATAGCGCCGAGATTGGCACCGCCAAGGTTATTGTTGCCAATGTCAGCACCTGTTGCAGTACTAAGGGCAATAAACCCGTCAGCACCTAATATAACGACCTGCCCGTAGAAAAGGTTTGTAGCCTCACCTGCTGGGTCGATCAAGAACTGGGACGTTGCCCCAGCGTATGGCATTCCGTCCGAACGTTTGACGGGCTTTAAGCCATAGGGAGCTGCTGTTAAAGCCATCTCTCTTACTCCTAGTTTAAGTTAGATAAGCTCCCCTTTCGAGTTACTTACCAAATGATGATCGCGTTGACCGTTCTGGGTCTAGTACGGGCATACGCGGGTCTGAATTGCGCAAGTAACTATTGTCTACAGCCTGCATCTGGTTTTGAGCCTGATCTAGCTGTGCTTCAC